GGACAGTGTTGTGGACGATTGTACAAATTCACCCCACTAAAGTGGACGATTGTACAAACGTTAGGACGAACGTGCACACGGACAAAAGTACAAACGAGTTAGTCACTTCTAACCAATATATTTGCGAAAACGATTACCCATGGGTATACCCATAGGGGTATAGGTATGCCCGGCACCGGCAAAGAACGGACGATAAGACAAAAAGTGCGGACGATAGTGCATTGCCAAAGGGCAAGGAACGTGATAGAATATAGACAGTGAAGGGGAGGCAGCGAAGCGCCGCCAACCGAGTAGGCTTGACCTAGCATTCCAAGAGGGAAGCAGAGGCGTGGCAGCCACTTTACAAACTGCCTAGATTTTTGGAAGGTGAAGGACAATGACAGTAAAAGAATTTTGCAGATACGAGGAAACAATAAAAATAAAAACACATATTATAATAAGGAATATACGCGAAACAGGTTATTGTTTATATGACGGGGCATATAGTTATATGCCTAATACTATATTCACTCTACGAGCATGCAAAGTTGTTTATTATAAGGATGTAATAGAAATTTATGTTGATGAAGAAATATCTTGCATAGCAGATGAGGCTTTCGACAATTTATTGATTAGTTTAATTTACAAACTTTATGATGAAAGAATAAAAAGGGCTGACGTAATGCTATTTGGGTATAGAGTTATTATGAAAGATGGGAGTAAATATTATATAGATAGAGAATTTTTTGTTGATGAACTTATAAGTAGTATAGGCATTAGGAAATGAGGTCAAAAGGTAATATGATTGAAGTACAAATGATTAACAAGGACAATGTTATTATGTTACAACGTTTTCCAGACGGGATGACAGATTCAGCGATACAGGCTTATTGCATACAGCACAATTGCATCATGACAAACAAAAGATACATACCAGATAACGAAGGAGGATTTTACAATGACAATAGTTGCAAATAAGGTAGCAGAAACCAGTACTTACAGGGCTTATGAAATTTCATTTAGCTTAGAGGGCGTTACTTCATCCATTTTTGACGCTACAAAAGAAGGGACAAAAGACAAAGACGAAATATTGTTAGCGGTGCTAAATGAAATCAAGAAGGCCAAGGTAGAAATATATGGAGAGCTTTGACATTGCATGCTTGTTGATATTAGTTTTAGGGTTGATGATTATTGTACACATTGGCAAAAATAACAAATGGTTATAACGTAAATAAACAAGAAAGGAGTTAAATTTTTACAATCTACGTTATTATAAATTAGCATAATAGAGAAAATGAAAAGGAGAAAAAAGAAATATGATTACTCGTTCCATTGTTAAAGAAACTGTTATCAAATACTATTGCATTAAAGGCGGCAACCAGACTGAACAGAATAGCATTGCCGTGGCTGGTTTAGTCAGCAATCCGATTGCGCTTATCAAAAAAAGAGGAAAAGCTTTCTAAATTTGATAGCGTTGTTATTGTTGAAGTCAACGAAACTCGAGTAAAATACAGTATGGACGAAGCAACCTTTATCGAAAATGCCAAAGTAATTGAATAAGGAGAAAAAGGAACATGACGATTAATGTAATTTATCCATCTGAAAAGTCAAACGATAAGCGTTATATTTACAAGCTTACAAAAGCACGTTCGAAGGCAATTAAAGAGTTAAATGACGGTGACACAGTGCGAGTGTTGGGGTATTGTGAATATGAAGATGTAAGCGCAAAAGGCGAAACTCATAACATTTTGTGCATTATGGATGAGAATGGAAACACATTTTCCACGATAAGTGCAACTTTTCGCAACTCTTTCGATGATATTGTGAACATAATGGATGGTGAGGATTTTGCCATTACGGTTGTAAAGGGGACATCCAAAGCAGGGCGAGATTTTATTGATTGCGAACTTGCTTAAGAAAAAAGAAATACTGGCCGGGGATCTATTTTCCGGCCAGTAAATTTATATAAATGGTGGTGAATTACTTTGCCAAAATACAGAACTAAAGAAATAACAACGAAAGTTGTCAGGAAGGAATTAAGCAAATACAATAGACTTGTGAAAAGATTACAACAAAAAGAAGGATACGAAAGTCTTGAAACAATGACAGTTAAAGATATTATAACAAACAGAACAGATGCGGAGATTGCAAGAGAGCTAAACCGATTACAAAAATTAAGTGACAAAAGGGAACAAGAACTTGTTGAATATACAGGAGGCGGATTAAAAGTACCAAGATTTGTGAGGGAATATATAGTAGAAGATGTAAAGCGTGCGAATAAATTAAAAGAAAAAATAATGAAGGGCAAAAGACCGTCAAAAGAGGCTGGAAACTTGTTTTTGATTGAAAGTGAGAACTTAGAACCGCTTACTATCGGAACAGGAAAAACGCTTGAAGAAATAGAAAGAAGAAGAAGGACGGCGAGAACAAGAGCGACTAAAAGTTATATTAAAACAAAAGGTGAATTATATAAGAGGAGTTATATTGATGCGGCTTATGCTTATCTCGGCGTATATGCCGGTCAAATAGTTAGTCGGATTAGCAAGTTAAGCGGCAATGATTTATTTGTGTTGTCTTTAGACACTTTGCATGGTGCAGACTTATCAATTAATTTCCTCTACGGAGAGGAAGAACAAGAAGAAAAAGCGCAGATAATCAATGAAGCGCTTGATTATTTGGGGGTTTAATATGTGTGGGTTGCAGATTTCGAAACAACGACATTGGGGCTTGATTGTCGGGTATGGGCGTGGGCTGTTTGCGAAATAGGTTACCCTGACAATATATATTATGGAAACAGTATAGAATCATATTTTGAAACATGCATGAAAAGTGGAAGCATGGTTCATTATTTTCACAACTTAAAATTTGACGGAAGCTTTATTTTGTATTATCTGTTAACGCACGGCTTTAAAGAAGTTAATCACCGGAAGAAAATAAACAAAGGAGAATTTGAGACACTAATATCAGACAAAGGGCAATTTTACACCATAAGGATAAAATTTATTAATGATGTCACATTAGAACTAAGAGATAGCTTAAAGATATTAACTTTTTCTGTAGAACAAATTGCCAAAGCATTCAACTTAAAGTATCGAAAATTGGAAATAGACTACACGGCATACAGAGGAATAGGCCATGAATTAACGAAAGAAGAAAAGGCATACATACACAATGATGTTGCTATAATGTCGTTAGCTTTATCAGAAATATTTAAGATGGGGTTTAGTAAATTAACACAAGGAAGCAATGCCTTAGAGGATTATAAAAATATAATCGGCAAAAAAAGATTTAGGAAGTTATTTCCGGTTTGTTTGTTTGATGCCGAGATAAGGAAATCTTATAAAGGTGGATTTACCTACTTAAACCCCATATATGCAGATAAAGATGTAGGACAGGGAAATGTACTTGACGTAAATAGCCTTTACCCGTCCAGAATGTATTATTGCGAGTTACCTTATGGAGAGGGCAAATATTTTTATGGAAAATACAAATACGATAAAAATTACCCTTTATACATAATAAATTTACGTTGTGAATTTAGTATAAAGAAGGGGAAATTACCAACAATACAGTTAAAGAACGATTTTAGGTTCATGCCGACTGAATACGTTGAGACTAGCGGTGATGACGCAATAGATTTGTGTTTAACCTGTGTAGATTTTGAACTTTTTAGAGAGCACTATACATTATATAATGTAGAATATTATGGTGGTTGGAAATTTAAGCAAAGCAACAAGTTATTTAGGGAATATATAGATAAGTGGATGGAAGTAAAAGTAAAAGCAAGTAAAGATGGTAATAAGACTATGCGTACATGGGCAAAAATAATGCTGAATAGTTTATATGGAAAATTCGCGTTAAACCCTATATGTGCAAGGAAAAAGCCGTATATAGGAGGAGACAAGAAACTGCATTTTGAAACTCTGGAAAAAGAAGAAAGAGAGCCGTTGTATTTACCTGTAGGGGCATTTATAACAGCCTATGCCAGAAAATACACTATTGAGACATCGCAGAAAGTGAGAGACTACAGCCTTAAAAAGTATGGAACGGATATGTATATTTACTCTGATACCGACAGCATTCACACTTTGTTGCCGTATGATGATATAATTAAAATAATCGAAGTTGATGACAACGAATTAGGCAAATGGAAACATGAAAGTACATTTACTAGAGCTAGATTTTTGAGGTCAAAAACGTACATGGAAGAAATAGACGGGGAAAAAACAATAACATGTGCGGGGCTGCCTGAAAGGTGTTATAAAGAGGTAACATGGGAAAATTTTCATCCTGGGGCGACATATCATGGAAAACTGACACCGAAACAGGAAGTTGGGGGAGTTGTGTTGCATGAGACAGAATTTCATATCCATGCAACATAATTCCATATACATTTCCCTTTTAGTGTAGTAGAATAGTGGTAGGTAGGATAAGTAGCTTAACGCAACTATTCCGGGCAGGATGCACGGCGTAAAAACCGCTGTACCGGACAGAGGGCCTTGCAAGCTATTTTTGCAAGCTGCTTATCTTGCCTATACCTGGAGGAAAGCCAATGTATTATGATATAGACCGGCCGTGCAGTTACAATGAGCCGTTTAATTTAATTTTAGGTGGTCGAGGCATCGGAAAGACGTATTCTTGGAAAAAGAAAGCGATTAAAGCATTTTTGAAAAATGGGAAACAGTTTGGATATATTCGCAGATATGACAGTGAATTACAACAAGTAGCAGATACGTTATTTAACGATATAATTTTTAATGAAGAATTTCCGGGGCATGAGATTAAATATGAAAAAGGCGTATGGAAAATTGACAAAGAAATAGCTGGATTTCCTTTTGCACTAACCAGAAATAAAGACTATAAATCTGCATCTTACCCAAGGATAAACAATCTTTTGTTTGATGAATTTCTGGTAGAAAATGGGCGGTCAGCGTACTTAAAAAGAGAACCCTTCAAGCTTTTCGACTTATATGAAACGATTGCCAGAATGAGAGACAATGTTGTGTTGTTTATGATGGCAAATACAATAAGTAAAGCGAATCCATATTTTTTGGAATGGAATTTGATGCCGCAAAAGGGGAAAGAATTTGTTGTAAGAAATCATATTTTATTGCAGGTAGTTCCGGTTGACAGTGAATTCAAAGAAGCCAAAAACGCCACACGCTTTGGAGAAATGAGCCGCGCCCTCGGCTATGCTGATTACTCCGTTGACAATAATTTTTATATAGATGATGAAGTACAAACTTTCTCCAAAACGAAATCAAGTCGCTACATGTTTTCTTTTGTCTGGAAAGGGCAGACTTATGGGTTCTGGTTTGATTATAAATCCGGGTTTAATATAATATCCTATGATTATGATGTTTATTCATCCAGAATTTTTACGCTTGACAAGGAAAACGTAAGCGCAACAGTTAACTATATCAACGAGTATAGCAAGCATCCATACTTTGCAAAAATAAGGCAAAGTTTTTGCAATGGAACGTTAAGATATGAGCACGAAAAAATACAGCACGAACTGAAAGACATGATTGTATTATTGTTGTGAGGTTAATATGACATACAGTACATATATGTTTGATTACTCACAAATGCAGGTAACGGCAGGCTATCCGGCCTACCCCGATGGAAGCCCGCACAGAGGAATCGACATAAAAACTCCGAATAACGCATATAGAAATATAGGGAGTCCCGTTACCGGTGAGGTCATACGGTCGGAATACGGTACGGGCGGGAACTGGTCGTGGGGGAATTTTATATGCGTTTATGATGCATCGCGCAATATTACGATTTTAATGGCGCATTTTGCAGAAAGGCTTGTATCAGTTGGGGCACAAGTAAACGCAGGTGACATTATCGGGGTTTACGGAAGCACCGGAAATGTAACCGGCCCGCATTGTCATGTTGAGCAACATTCAGGGCGAGGGATTACAAACATATTGCAGGACCCATCCGGTATTATTGGCGTTCCGAACGCAATAGGGGTTTATGACATTGAATATGCAGGTGGAGAAACGCCGCCCACCCCGCCGGGGAGTTTATCTCAAAATATACTATTGGTTGTATTTAATTATAACGGACACACTATAAACGCCCCCGCCTCAAATGATGAAAAATATATATATTTTAACAATGAAAACTTTTACAGGTTTCCAATGGATAATTATGATAAAGTACAACAATATGGTTCATGGAAATACTGGCAGGATATAACAAACGTTAATATACTTGCCGTATTTAATAAAGATTTGGGCAGTCTGCCTGATGTATAAGGGGTGATAAAATGGATATTGTAAATGTTATTACAAGCGTAATAAGCAGTCTGGGCTTTCCAATCGCGGTATGTTGTTGGCTTTTGTATGACAAAACACAGGAACGCAAAACACATTTGGAAGAAATGACCGAAATGCGCAAAGCGATTGAAAGCAACACCGCTGTGATGTCGGAACTAAAAACAATGATTGCAACTTTGCACGGGGTTGAATAATATGCAAAAAGTTTTGTTTCCCGGGACGCACATGCGCATCACGCAGGATGAATACAGCACATATTCGCATGCAGGAAGCCTTGCGCGTGATGATGGCGGCGAAAGTACGGCGTTTGACAGCCCTGTGTTAGCCCCCTTTGATGGAACAGTAGCAAGGGTGCGCACAAATTCCAGTCATGAAACATATGTTGTAAGTGATGGACCGGTTGAGTGTGCAAACGGGTATAAAGGCGTTATCACATTTTTGTTTATGCATGACAACGTGAACCGTGTAAAGACAGGTCAGCACGTAAAACAAGGTGAAATAATTGGCTATGAAGGTGGTTATGGCGCTGGGAGAAAAGATGCTTTTGCGCATCATACCCACAGGGAATGGAGCAAAGGAAAAAATACAACGCAACAGATAAACGCGCAGGGCACCTATGTGATTGCAAACCAGATGCACGAATACGATGTATGTTTTGTCTGTCCCGATACTATGATTTATAACGGTTCCGGTTTTGTGAGGGCTGGCAATAATGGAACTGTTCGTGACAATGAACAGCATATTTTCAAAGTTGCAAGGAGTGATGAAGAAGTGAAGTCGCTTGACAACGAAAATAGTATCATCATGCAATGCGGCCCGGCATCTTCCGGTGACCGTGTACAGCTTAAAGCGGTAGCAGAAAGCTATGGGCTAGGCTACTCGGAAAGCGATGCTGTAAGCGGCGACAATAAATATGTATATATCGGTCCGGCATCTCCCGGCGACCAGATAATCGTTATTAGCAAGTGTAATGACTTGGGGCTTGTCTATGCTAAATATGTAGAACCGGAACCGGAACCGGAACCGGAACCGGAACCGGGACAAACTGACGTGCTGGAAAAAGAAATAGAACGGCTGAAAGCTGAAAATAAATCTCTTGCATCAAGTAACAAAGATTTGGAAAATAGGCTTAATGCAAAAGAATTGGAAGCCGATAAATATTACAATGCCCTTGTAGATATAAATAATGTTTTGAAAGGAGTAAAAGAAAATGACGCGTGAAGAAGAAAAGGTATTGCTTGATAAAATCCTGAATGATGAACGCTTGACAGACGTTATGAAAGAGGATTTGCGCAAGCTGAAAGACAGTTACAATGAACAGAAGGGCGCAGAAGGAGAGCCGGAAAAGGAAATCGGCGATTGGGAAAAGCTGGTAAATGAACGTGATGAAGCAATTCGCGAACGTGATGAAGCGCTTGAAAAATTTAAGGACGTAAAAGAAAAATACATTCGGCGCATCATCACACCGGAAAAGGCTTTGGAAATGCACGAAAAAGACTACAAAGACGGGGATTTTGTTAATATCCCCGAAAAAATCAAGAAAGAAGATATTTTCAAAGAGGAGGAAATTTTGAAATGAAAACTGTTAATACTGTAAAAACTGTCCCTGCTAACTCCATGCAGGTATTGCAAGCTGTTAATGCCGAAATGATTCGAAATAACCCCGGCTTTGCCGACCGCTTGCCGGAAGTGACGCAGGATAACATCAAAGAATACGGCGAAGCTCTTTTGTCGTGGCAGCCCACGCAGAACGAGTTTATTGACACACTTGTGAACCTGATTGGGCGTATTTGGATTGAATACCGCATGTTTACAAACCCCCTTCGTGTACTGAAAAAAGGCATGCTGGAATACGGCGACACGGTTGAAATGATGTATACGCAGGTCGCCAACGCGCATCAGTTTGACCCCGAACAGGCTGAAACGGAATGGATGAAACGTGAAATCCCGAATGTTGTGACCGCCTTTGCAAAGCGCAATTACACTGTATTTTACAAAGCTACTATTTCCGACGACCAGTTGCGCGCGGCTTTTATGGGCTGGGGCCAACTTTCGGACTTTATCAACTCTGTTTTCAATAGCCTGTACAGCGGTGCAGAATTTAATGAATATCTTACCATGATGCAGTTGCTTGAACAGTACGGAGAAGCTGGCAAATTTGGTATTCAAGTAATCCCCGAAGTGTCTGATACCAATACAGCGCATGAGGCGCTTGCAGCTATTAAAGCTCTATCCAATAAAATGACGTTTATGCGTTCGGATTACAACTCGCTTGGAGTTCTCACCAATACGCCGAAAGCGAAACAGGTTTTGCTTGTGGACGCTGATGTAGATGCTTTCCTTGATGTACAGGGATATGCAACGTTGTTTAATCTGGAACCCGCCCGTGCGCAGTATCGCAAAATTGTTGTAGATGAGTTCCCGGGAGTGCTCAAAACAAACGGCGTACATGCTATTTTGATGGATGAGGATTTCTATTCGTGTTGGGATTGCTTGCAGAAATTTGTGCGCGATATGAACGGGCAGGGCCTCTATTGGCAGTATTGGGCGCATTATTGGCGCGTGCTTGCCGTGTGTCCTTTTGCAAACGCTGTTGCGATTACTACCACTACACCGACCGTTACTAATGTAACCGTAACTCCTGCAACGCCTACCGCGGGCAAGGGAACCTCTTTGCAGATGAGCGCCGAAGTCACCGGCACGGGGCTTTTCCCCAAACTCGTTACTTGGTCGGTTAGCGCAAACAGCGACCCGAATACGACGGTTAACCCGATGGGCGTTGTAACGATTGGTTCTAGCGAAACCGGCGCCGTACAGGTTACTGCAACAAGTGTTTTTGACAATTCCCAGAAAGGTTCCACAACAATTACCGTTGAATAATTGTTAATAGTCCCTAGCTGGTAATATATTGGTTCAACTTTTATCGCATATTTTAATAGCTGATATATGACGGCTAGGGATTCATCTAAAGTAAGGAGAACAAGAATGAATATAACCCCGCAAACAGTTATTTACCTTTGCGCCGGTGTCCCGTTTGATAACACCTATGAGCATGTGAGACTGCTTGAAACAACAAGCGATAAGATAAATTACTTTAGTCAATTTGTAATATCTCATATGTCTGGGTGTATGTATCAGCGGCAAACGGGCGTTATTAATTATATGGCTGATTATGACAGTATCGCTAACGCAAATTATCTTTACTTTAGAAATATTGACGACGGAAAGTATTACTTTGCGTTTATTCGCTCAATCGAGTTTGTAAACCAGAACAAAAGCTCAATTACCTTTGAAATTGACGCTTTCCAGACATGGTTCGACAAATCGGCATTGCGCGAATGTCATGTAGAAAGAGAGCATGTAAATGACGATACTTTCGGAAAACATCTTGTGCCGGAAGGTTTAGACACGGGGGAATTTGTCAATAATGGGATATCAGATATCACAACATTAACCCCCGTTATCGTTATGGGCGTTTCCGAAGTTCTTGACAATGTACAGGGACAAAGAATGTTGGATAATACGTATACAGGGTTAACATATTATTATGCTGATAAAATATTGAACAGCAGAATCACGGAAAAAATTAACCAATACGCTGAAAGCGGAAAAGGTGACGCTATTGTATCTCTTTTTATGTACCCGAAAGAATTGTTGGGGGTTTCTCCAAATGTCACTGGAAGCGGCTGGATAGTTGACGACCAGACAACTAGTATAACAGACTTTAGAATAGATAACCCTTTTGCACCCTTGAACGGTTATACGCCTAAAAACAATAAACTGTATACTTACCCTTATCGGGTATTAACAGTTTATGGGAGCGGTTCACAGGCTGTTGAATACAGGTACGAATATTTTAGCAGTTTCAACAATATGTTTACTGTTTTTTCTACGCTGGGCGGTTCAGCCCCTATTGTATGCGTGCCTAATAACTACAAAGGTTTTAATTTTGCACTTGATGAACCGACACAAATGTACCCTTATCCCACATGCTCATGGATAAATGACAACTATAAAAACTGGTTTACACAAAATCAAATGGGCTTGAATTATCAATTTTATAGTTCAGCCGCACAAGGTGCTGTGGGAATTGTAACAAACGCGCTTTCGTTTAATTACGGCGGGGCCGTTAATAGCTTGATGTCGGTTGTTGACAAGGGTGCACAAATCATGATAAGCAATGAACAACATAAAATAATTCCCGATAGTGCTAGAGGCACAACAGCATCGGCCAACGCTTATTTTGCAAACGGCCAACATTATTTGTATGCTGTAGCAAAATGTATCCGCTATGACTATGCAAAGCGTATTGATGATTTTTTCACGCATTACGGTTACAAAGTATCAGATTTCAAGATTCCGAACGTTACAGGACGCAAATACTGGAATTTTGTAAAGCTGGTAGACTGTAACATAAACTTAACTGCACCTGTAGAAATAGTGGAAAAGATTAAAAGTGTATTTCTTAATGGCGTTACATTTTGGCATACAGATGACGTAAAAAATTATTCTTTAGATAATTCTATTGCATAAAGAGTGGTGAGAAAATGAGACATGGAATTGGCCGAGACGTATTCGGAGAACTTAGAAATTCAACACAGCTTAATAACGGTGCCTTTAATGAATATTTCCTAAAACTTATGGATATGCTGCTGGTGCGATTTACTTATAAAAACGTGCCGGACAGCATGGATATAAGATATTTGGAACTTAAGCTCATAACAGAAGGAAGCGCAATCGTTTTTAAGGATGAATATGCCGGACTTATGGGAATGGGTACGAGTTACCAAGGTGTACTGGACCAGTACGGAATTCCATCAGAGCGGCAAGCAATTTCTGCAAATGGGGTCCCCTTCTTTAATTTGGATGAATCAAACAGTGTAATGATTTTTAATAATCGGATGCGTGCCCCTGATATACAGCTTGTGCTTTTATACGCTCAAAGGTTGTGGGATATTCAGAGAAGCATTGAAACTAATTGTAAACTTCAAAAGTTTAGTGGCGTGGCAATTACAACACAAGATAAACTTTTATCCATGAAAAATGCCCTTAATAAATGGGACGGCAATCAACCGTTTATGATTGCGACAAAGGATTTTGACATGGACGCTTTCAAGGGAATGGGATTTGAAATTCCTTTTGTTGCAGATAAGCTGTTGCAGGTTAAGCGGGAAATGTTCTCGGAAGCTTTATCAAATTTCGGTATCATCTATTCAGCCAATGACAAGCGAGAACGAATGAACGTCATGGAAACTGCTTCACCATTCGGCCACGTGGAAATGGTTCGTAACTCATATTTAGCCGCACGACAAGAGGGCATTAACTGGGTCAATAAAATGTTCGGCACAAACATTACAGTTGAGTTTAATAGCAATATTCCCCTTATAATGCCTGATTTAACCAATTCTGAAAATGAAGATGGTGATGAATATGAGTAATTATACTACACAATTAAGGTATATTATAAATTCCGGTATTGACATAGGTTTGCAGAATTATCCCATTTTTGATGAAGCGCATAGAAATATACTTAACCAAAAAATAATTGAGCATTATTGGATGGATGAAATTGGAAGTGAAACAATCCAGCTATTTGTATTCCGGCTTAATCGAAATATGAATGAAATAATGCCATACTACAATGAATTGTATAAAAGTGCACTATTCAAATTTAACCCCTTGGAAGGTTACAACTTAACAGTAATTTTAAGCGAAACGGAAAAGAATAATTCAAACGCAAACGCAAATGGGACTTCTAACGGAAATGGAAAAAATCTATTTAATGATACGCCACAAAACGCAATAGGTCAAGGCGATATACTCTCGCAAAAATATGCAACAAATATCACACTGGATGAAACTAAGACGGAGACAACAAGCAACACAAATTCAAATAGCCAAAGAGGCCGCGAAGAAATGCAAACTACTAAGGGTTCACAATATCACAATCCAAGTGAACTATTGAAATCGTATCGCGAAACGATACTTAATATAGATATGATGGTAATTGAGGACGAGAAAATAAGTAGCTGTTTTATGAGCCTATTATCGTAAGAAAGGAGTGAGAAAAATGAGTATCCCATATGTAAGAAACATGCTATGCTGTGTTAACCCAACTTTGCCAAGCTCTTATCAGGCATCTTTCTCTTGGTATGAGGACTTGCTTGCATTGCAAAAGGCAATTAACGATGTCATCACATGGGTAAATAATTATGATGGCGTAACAGATGAATGGGTAAAAGAGTATGTTGCCTCCCAGTTACAGGGCATAAGTGAAGAAATTGCCCATTTTGAGGAGACAGTAAACGGGCGGCTTGAAGAAAACGAACAGGCTTATAAGGATTTTACAACCCAAGTAAACGAAAAAATAAACAACATAATGGTGGAAGTGGCCGAAAAAAACAAGGCTTTTTATGCTTATGTCATGGCGAAAGTAAAAGAAATGCTTGACGAAGTAATAAATAAGCTTTCTGATTTAACCCCCGTTTCCAACCCGTTTACTGGTTATTACGATAGCCTTAAAAACGTCCTGTATATGCTTTATACCGGCGTTCGTGCTGATGGCATTACCGCTTATAATTATGATTCGCTGCGAATCGAGGCGCAACGCTATGACGGATTCCGGCTAACGGCCTTTGATTATGATACTGCATTTTTGGAAAAATGCCATAATGTGGCATATCGTATATTTAGTGGATTTACTGGCCTTAAAACGTCATTACAGCAAGCTTTTTCTGAAATTTATCAGGCTATGAGAACGGGTGGAATTACTGCAACGGAATACGATGAAAAAGATTTAACCGCAGAAGCATACGACAACAAAGAAATTACAGCTTTTAACTATAGCTGGAATTATACATAAATTTGAAAGGATGAATTTATTATGGCTTCTACTAACAAAACTGTAACACTTGAACTTTCCCAGTTTATCGCAACCGATAAGCCTTCTTGGCTAACTGACTACAATGACGACATGGAAAAAATTGATACGTTCGCGGCTGGTGTGGACGCGGATGTAAGTTCGGCAAAAAGTGACGCCGCTAACGCTAAATCTACTGCACAGACAGCTAGTAATACTGCACAGCAAGCACAGACAGCGGCAACACAAGCACAAAATGCAGCTTCCACAGCCCATTCTACCGCTAATCAAGCACTGACATCCGCAGGACAGGCACAGACCGCGGCAGATAATGCCTTGGAGTTAGCAAATAAGGCCGCAAAAAACTACCAGTATTCAACCACTGAAAGAGACACTGGAAACAAATGGACGAACGGCAAAAAAATCTATGAAAAAGTATTCAGTTTTAATATGCCGTCAACTGTAAACACACAGCAATATGCCCCCGTCGGCGCAACTGTGGATACTGTAATAAGTATTTCAGGCTTTGTAAAGCATGGTGGAAATTATTATCCCGTGAATTCGCCGTTTGGTGGTACTGATTTAACTTTTATTAGTACAATTCCATACAGCAATGCGTCAACATCATCTAATAAAAATACAATTAAGTACTACACAACTGATTCTTCTATGACTGGTAAGTCCTGTACGGTAATTTTGCAGTACACGAAAGAATAATAAAAACCCCCACTCTTAAATGAGTGGGGGTTTTCCCCTCCCTAGGCAGTTTGTAAAGTGGTTGCCCGCCTCTGCTTCCCTCTTGGAATGCTAGGTCAAGCCTACTCGGTTGGCGGCGCTTCGCTGCCTCCCCTTCACTGTCTATATTCTATCACGTTCCTTGCCCTTTGGCAATGCACTATCGTCCGCACTTTTTGTCTTATCGTCCGTTCTTTGCCGGTGCCGGGCATACCTATACCCCTATGGGTATACCCATGGGTAATCGTTTTCGCAAATATATTGGTTAGAAGTGACTAACTCGTTTGTACTTTTGTCCGTGTGCACGTTCGTCCTAACGTTTGTACAATCGTCCACTTTAGTGGGGTGAATTTGTACAATCGTCCACAACACTGTCC